CCAAACGTCACAGACTTACGGTTGCCGGAATAGTTTGTGTCTTCAGTCCAACCGGCGTGAGAAGCCAGCGTGTCACCAGCGTTGTAAGTAGTGCTTGAGCCGGGGCCGTTAATCAAGCCAAGATACCAAGCGGCGGTGTAGCCCGAAGCCTTAAAGTATTTGTTGTTCAAGTCTTGCAGACCTTCGTTGACGACGAGGTTGTGGAACTCATCTTCCCACTTCTTCTGACCGTCAGGGCCAAAGCACTCGACCTTGAACACACCACCAAACTTGACGCGCCCATCGCTAGTCGTGAGTGCGCCCACGCCAGCCTGAACACTTTCACCCATTTGCGATTTTGCGATAGGCATGATAACTCCTTAAGGAAAACGAATTAAAGCCGTCGTAGCCGTGTTAGCTGGCATAGTGACGGTGTTGTTGGTTGAAGTAAACGTCTTGTCCGAACCAAAGTCCAGCACTGCTACAGTCTTGTTACTACGAGTGGTGTTGTAAATCAAAGCGCCACGAGCCTCAAAATTAGCACCGGGCCATGACACATCAGCAAAGTCCACATACACCGTGCCAGCGTTAGGGCCTGTAGTCTGGGTACTAATAGTCACGCCCGTCATGGTCACGCCGCCCGCTGTATAACCTGTACCGGTCACTTCATTCGCCGTTGTGTACACAGTAGTCAACTGACCAATATCAGCAAACGCTGTATACAACGCCATCTTTAACGTGTCGGTCGCCAAGTTCTGCCCTGCTTGGAGCATCTCTTGTTTGAAGCTGTTTGTCAGTCCTTGCTGAATCATGGGTTGACCTTAATCTTTGCCTGACCGTCGCGGTACGCATCGCCACGCTCCAGACCTGTACCCAGACGGTTGAGCTGACCAAGCGCCTCTTGGTACTTTTTCTCGTACTGAGCCGTCATGTCTTGCTCACCCTTCAAGAAGGTATACGCCTCAACCAGAGTGCCATATAGCAGAACGGGCGAATAATTATCTCCAAGCCATGTGCGCCCATCAGCAGCTACCGTGATTGACTCGGGGTAATAGTAATAATGCAGTTCTACGTCATACGCATCATCTGGTGTTGGGCCAAGGATAAAACTCAGCTCATCCGTAATGATGTTGCTTGCCACAGTCGGGCCAAACAACGCGTAGTACTTAGGCAGTCCTTCAGTATTCGGGTTTGGATACGCCGCCCGGATGAAGTTCACATCTTTGTTCAGTAGGTACTCGTAGTTACCGTCGCCATCAATCACTGCTATCGAGAAGACCGATAGAAAGTCAGATGGGCATGACAAGTATTTATTACTGCCGGTGGTTATGCCTGTTACGTTTTTGCGAAGCGCAGGAATCTGAACCGAGTTGTAAACACGCTCTTCTGCTTGGGTAATAAACGTATCAATCTGATCAGTACCGTCAGACGAAGTTGTCCCCGTCCCTGCTACGTCCGTCCAAGTATTCGTTGGAAAGTCGTTTTGCAGGTAGTTTTTGACCGCAATAAACAACTCGTTATACGTCATGATTAACCCATCGGGCCTCTAGCCATCACGCCTTTAGTAGCAGCACCTGTGCCACGAATCTTGATGCCGGTCGTCTTGGTCTCTTTGTAGTTACCCTTAGAGATACCCGCAACTGATGGGTTCATCTCGGTCATAACTTTAGCGCCTGCCGTATATGGCAGATCAGCTTTAACTTTTTTACCGTCCATAGTGTGTGGCTCCGCGTAAACAGCAGCTTGGCCTACTTCTTTGCCGCCCTGCTTTTGTGAGTATTTAGCCATTAACGGCCTCGACCGGATGACTTCTGGTTCATGGCGCGAGCCATGTTACGACCCATTTTACGCATAGCTTCGCCAGTCACGCCGCCTTTAGCCATGCGCTTTTTGTGCATCCGCTTCTCATGTGCCGTGACTTCCGCCTTGGCTACTTTCTTCATGCTGTCCATAATTGCTCCTACGAGATTGTTACATTCCCAACTACACCCGCTGGAGCCAAAGCATTTGGCGTTAGCCCCACATCATTACCGCTTGCCCCACCCACCGGAGCCCAGCCCCACTGAAAAATCCTACTACCGCCCGACGGATCACCGAAGTCGGTATTCAACGTCAACTGCAAGCCCGTATAGCCAGACTGCAAATAGCTGTTGTCCCGACGCGGTTCCCGTACTGCCTGTGGGTCTTGCACTGGATACATACCTAACTGCAACTGCGGCTGATCCGGTTCCCAACACGTAGGACATACCTTAATCGTAACCTGCTTGGTCTTGATCGTCAGCTTTTTCAGCTCTTTTAACTTGTAGCGAAACCCGCAGCGGTCACATTCCGCAATCGAGTTCTTGCCGCTGGAAAACCTATTGCCCATTAGAAGAACATTTCACGTGGAACAAGTCGATCAGCAGCCTTCTCACGGTCTTCACCCGCCGCTAACTCCCAAGCCTCGTCGTACTGCGCTTTGAGTACGTTCAATCTATCCAGCGAGACATTGTCTTTCTTAACTGCCAGCATATACGCCAGCCCCGCCACCAAGCAGTTCTGGAAGCGGAACGGAATATCAATCACGTTCGTGCCGGTACCGGCATCGTAAATACGCTTCAAGCGCCAGTAATAGAACACGTAGTACGGGTTCTGGGTCGTACCCTGATCCGGCGCAGGCCACACATTAATCTGTGGATTCTTAGGTGTAGCCCCTTCAGACCCAACCTTTTGCCCCGACTGACGGTTAATCCAGACCTGAATCGGACGCCCCTGTGCCAGCTTGTTCGGGATAGTCGAGTAGGTCGAGACCGAGATACGGGTGATGTTCAAATCCGTCTGATTAGGGCCTTGTCCGGAATCAGTGCGAATAACATGTTCCAGAAGATCAACGGTATCATTAGGTAGATCATAGGTAGTCACTCCCTGCGCCAAGTTGATCGAGCCCTGCTCAATAGTCCACAGGTTTACACCCCGGTTAGCCCACTCACCAATCAGGAAGTTCAGACTACGCCGTGCGGTACGAAAGTCATAGCCCGTGCGCAACTCCAAGCCACAACGCTCAAACGCCTCTTCGAATATCTCGTTGAGGTCGGGATTAAAGCTAGTTGTGTTGGTTGTAAAGGCCATTACCTAAACCCCGCTGTTTTCTTTGCGATGCTCTTGGGTTGTGCTACGAACTGCTTTCCTGCTTTCTTCCCCGCCCGCTTTGCCTTGGTCGTTGCTGCGTATTCCGCTGGGCTTAACGCTTTGATTGCCTTTTCTGGCAGGTACCTTTCGCCAGTCTTGGAGGATGGCTTCCCACTCTTTGTGCGCCATTTCTGATCCCCCCAGTTTTTAAGCGATTGTTGCGGGGCTTTCATACTAATCCTTGTACCCGCCGCCTGCGGCTTTGTACTTCTTAGCCACGAGCTGCGCTTTACGGGCTGACCACTGACCAGCACCGGTACCATGAGTTGCTGCGGCTTTTACTTGGCTCACGATCTTCTTACGCAGACCGGGCTTAGTGTAATTACCAGCAGCGTTAACCTTCCCGCCTTCTTTGTACTGCGTAAAGTCGGTGTCATCCCGACGGGCTTTCTTTTTCCCGCCGGGCATCTTGGAAGGGTTAATTGCACCCATACCGCGCGAGGCCATCATTAGCACATCTTCCCACGGGTTTTACCCCGCATAGCAATACCGTCTGCACGCTTAGATGCCGAACCAACTTTGCCACCGTTTTTGAATGTAGCGCCAGTAGTAGCAGCAGGTTGTGCAGTCGCTTGCGGCTGCATGTTAAACGTCTGATTTACCCCACCCATAGAGGAGCCGTCAGAAGTCGTCGTTGCAGCAGGGGCGTTTGTGCCAAACGGGTACGTAGGCTGTTGAGTTACCCCACCATCGTTATAGCGTTTCTTAGGCATTACGCCCTCCAATTAGCAATACTTCTTCGTCTTGCCGCCGCCAGCCATCTTGACCTGCATAGCTTTAGTCTTGCCCTTCTTGGCAATACCGTCGGCTTCTTTGTGACCAGCAGCTAGACCGCCAGCTTTTTTGCCCATCATTTTCCCCGCGACGGCAGCGCCAAGACCCGCTATTTTACGAATACTGCCCATCTTGGAAGTATCCATCTGGGGTTTACTTGCCATCTGCGAACCGATACCACGTTGCGTACCGGGAACCATAGGCATTTTAGCTACTCCGGACGGCTTCATCGGCAATCCACGCAGCTTGTCAGACATAAACTGCATTTGCTTTGAATTGGTCGCCGGTGCAGCAGCAGCGCGAGCAAGACCTTGTTGTGCAGCGGCATTAGGAGTAGCGTTCTTTGCTGAAGCCATAGCCTTAGATAGGGCTTGTTCCTGTGCTGGTGTGCGACCTTGGAATTCTACTTTCTTCCGCGCTGACGCTGCTGCGGCTTTTTGCAGCATCGGGCCTGCTTTAGCAGCCGCCGCTTTTCTAACCGCACCCATTGCAAAACCGCCTAAAGCCATTTTGACTTCTTTACCCTTGGTCTTGCCTTTCATAGCAATACCATCAGCCGACTTATGACCAGCAGCCAGACCGCCCGAGGCCATCTTCTTCATGCCAGCTTCTTTCATCTCATGCTTGATCATGGACTTAGGAGCACCCTTCTTCTTCATGAAGCCGATCTCCTTCTTGACCATCTCTTTTGACTCTTTCATCTCACCGCCTCCTTTGAACTTCTTGCCTTTATCGGCTTCCATAAACTCTTTTCCCACAGATTGTGGAATTTTAGTTTTCTTAGCCACGGCTGGATTAGTTGCCACCGCAGCCATGAGACGGTGTTGTTTAGCTGAGACGCTTGGCATTAGACAATCTTCCCGCGAGTCTTGCCGCGCTGAGCACAGCCGTCCGCTGCACGAACGTAGCCGCCTGTTCTCATGCCCATGCTCTTCTTGGCCTTACCAACAAGCTCAGAAGCTTTATTCTTAGCTGCGGAAAACGCTTCGCTAATAGCCTTGCGCGGGGCTTCATTCTCCTCGCGCTCTTTCTGTTTCTGCTTCTCGTAGCCCTCGTACTCTTTCTTTACGAGCGCATCTCTACGAGCGTTTTCAATTTCGTTCTGCGTAGCCATTAGCACACCTTTCCACGAGTCTTGCCACGTTGTGCGATACCGTCAGCACGCTTGGACGCTGAACTTACCGAGCCGCCGGATGCGTACTTCTTAACTGCACCGCCACGCTTCATGCCTTCATTCTCACGCTTATTTTTCTCGAACTGTTTTTTGGCTTCTTCTTCAAGTCTTTGCGAGCGTTCTAACCTAAGACCCTCAATATGTTGTCTGCTGCCGGGGCCGGTATATTCTGCACGAGGAGTAAGACCCTGCCCTGCACGCCGTTCGGCTTCAGCTTTTTTCAGCCTTGCTGTAGCTTCTGCCTGTGGGTATGGCTTTGAAACGGGTTCCGCGCGCTTAGGCTTGGGGGTGTAGTAAGTAGAAGGCGTAGTGTTAGAAGATTCACTCGCTGGCTCAGCTTTCTTAGCCGCTGGTGCCGCTGGCGTAGCTTTCTTAACCGCCGGTGCTGCTTTCTTAGGCGTGGTCGTTACTACTGGCTTACGCGACGGATAGTTGTCACTTCTCATCGTCGCTTCATCAGCACCTTCAGGGATGAGTTCAGGACGGCCTTTCGACGCGTCTTCCGCACGTTTTCTTGCGGCTGCATCTGCTGAGTCGAGCGTGCTTCTATTCTTTCCAGAATAATCGCTCTTATCAGTCGGCACACTGCCCTTATCCTCGTCGTACTTGAGCTTGGCCTTACCTTCGTCTTTGCCTTCTTTGTACTTATCGTACAGGTGTTTACCAAGCAAAACTGCGCCTACTCCGGTAAGAATGTCGCCACCACTGGCAAACTTTCTGACTTTCTTTTTCACGATTTATCCCCTTTGCCCAATGAGTTGATCAATCTTCGCCTCAAGTCGGTTAAAGCGTTGATCAATGTGGTCAGTAATCCGTTCAACTTCAGCTTTAGTGACGGTATCACGAGCGATCTCCTCACGAGTCCTGTTCAACAGAATCGTAATTCGCGCAAGCTCAGAAAACTTCTCATGCGCTATGTAAGCAAAAAGACCGGTAAACAGCGTCAAGCCGCCAGTCCAAACATATGACATCTCCATGCTCAGCACTTCCAAGCTCTCAAAGATTTGTTAATCCGGCTGTTCGGGTCTTTTGCGGTCTTCGAAGAAGTCAGCTTCTTTTTCATGCCCTCCATACGGGCACAGAATGACTTCTTCCTAGCCCCGCCTTCCGGCTGGGGGGCTTTCAGACCGGGCTTCCCCGGATTAGCTGCGTTATAAGAGGCGCGTCCTTTGGCGTTTAAGCCACCCTTCTCGGACTTACCTTCCTTGCGCTGCCATGCCGGGGTCTTAGCCATAGAACACCACAATAGTTGCCGATGACAGAGTTGCGTGAACATCGGTATTGAACTTGATGCCTTCGCCGGGGAACAGAATATGCTCTGAACCCGCCACTGCTGGAGCAGTGAACGAGAAACGCGTAGTGCCGCCCGAACCACCGTCTTTCAAGACAACCGTACCGCCACTAGCGTAGCTAACAGTCACCGCTTTTACACGGGTCGTATCAGCATACGCAGTGTTGGTCGAAGTTACCTGCGCCGATTTAACGTCTGTTTGCATCATGGTGATGCCTCCTTATTAGACGTTCTGCTGGCCTACCAGCGGATCAGCAACGAAGTAAGTGATGAAGCCTGCAACTGGGTTGTTACCGCTTGTGTCGATACGCGAAGTCACATATGCCAACTCAGTAGTTGCAGTCAGGGTCAGGCCCGATGTAACCAAGCCAGCCGAAGCAACCGACAGGTTGTTAGCGATAGACGCAGGGGCGGCTGTGCCAGAATTCACGCCGGTGGTACCGATGTCGATAGAACCAGCACCAGCGGTAACAATGTTTACCGAAAGGACAACAGCACCAGCTGGGAGAATTAGGTTTGCGCCGCCTTGCTCAATAAGAACATTAGCGGATTCAGATGCGTCAGGGATGTAGAACTGCGCAGCCATAACGCCGGAGCCACAGTACGCGGTGCGAGTCTGATCGCCGCCGCCCGAACGCCAAATACTTTGGGTGGTAGAGAGAGCCATGTTTTTCCTCATGCGGTTAGGCACGTCAATCTGCATGAAGTCAGGCCGGGAGCCTGTTTGACGTACCGGATAAATCCCGGATTGCTGCTTTTATAGCATACTATACGTAACGCAACAACAATTGGAGAGCCACTACATGCGAATAGTCCCGTTCAAAACCCCTCTGTGGAGCTTTAGCTTAGGAGACATTCAAGACTCGACTATCGATAAATGTTATACGCTAGAACAACAATTGCCAAACATAGAAATGTCGAACAGAGGTGGGTATCAAAGCCCTAATATTTCTTTATCGGCAACATTTCCCGAGTTGTATCAAAATGTGTGTTTATTAAAAAGTGTCATTGAAGACGAAGCAGGGTTCAGATTAAATATCACGGACGCGTGGCTAAACATAAACAGAAAACACAGCTACAACATCGAACACATACACCCACAGTCTGTATTTAGTGGTGTTATCTATCTAAAAGTTCCGGCAGATTCAGGTGCAGTGATGTTTAAGAACCCCACTCCTGTAGCACTTTTCCCCACGCATCATGACTCCCCACTGTTTACACCTTACTGTTCATATGAACCAAACGTAGGGGCCGTTGTGTTCTTCCCCTCATACCTGCCTCATTTTGTTGAGGCTAACAAAAGCGACGAAGCAAGAATATCAATAGCTTTTAATACAGAGGCAATGTAAAAAAGGGGGCCGAAGCCCCCTTTTTATTACGCGCCTTGCGAGCCGTACATGCCCAGCGGGTCAGACCAGCCGAACGAGTAACGCTCACGAGCCTTGTAACGGACGTTGCCAGTATCAAAGTCACCGTCCATCGAGTTAGCTAGTGGGCTACGAACAAAGTGCTTCATGCCGTTTGGAACGTCAGTGGTCAGGAACCATGCGTTTGGATCGGTCAAGAAGTGGTTGATCGTATAGCCTTCTGGGATCGAACCGTTGTTCTTCAGGGCGTTGATGTCGTTGTCGTTAGTACCGACGCGGAGTTCGGTTTCCAACAGACGAGTCGCAACGAACTGGAGAGCAGGTGGAACAATCAGCTTCTTCGGCTTAGCAGCGATCAGCAGACCACGTTCGTCAGTCCACGCAGCGATCTGAATCACAGCGTTTTCCAGCGAAGTCTCGTTCAAGTCAGCAGCAGTAGCTGGGATGTTCGAGTTGGTGCCACCGGAAACGAGCGGGTGGTTAGCGTTGAACAGGGAGACATTGTCACCGCCCGGATAGGACGACGAGAAGCCGTTGTTCAGGACGTTAGCCGCCTTAACTTGCTTGGTGTAAGCCATAGCACGAGCCAGAGCCTTGGTATAACGAGCCGACAGGCTGTCATACAGGTTATCTTCGATGGCCTCTTCGGTCAGCGAGAAACCCAGAGCAATGGTTTCGTGGTTGTATCGAGCAGTCCATGCTTCTTGTGCGTTGTCGTACGCGATTGCAGAACCTTCGTTCTTAACCGGTGCGGCACTGAAGCCAGACAGTTTGGTTTCTTCTTCGAACGAA